TAATTCAACTTGTTTGGGGTCAATATGGAAATTAAAAACGAAATTGCAAAAGATTATGAGGAATATTGTCATCAAAAGTTAATAAGTGAATTTGGTAGTTATAAGTCTGGTAATAAAGGTCCAATTCATTTATATCATCGATATAAATATAGAATTATAAATGCACGTCCTAGAGATGTTATTGAACCTTCAGATTTAGTAATACCTCCAGAGCATTTATCTTCTTATAGAAAAATAGTTTCAGATATAAAAGCTGGAAATTCCTTAAATAAATATCAAAGTAGAAATCTTAAAAGACTTGATTACGATGATGACATGTTATCCCATTGGAGAATTCAGCACTTTCATTTAGGAGAAACTATAGAAAGTGATGGATATGTATCTCGAACATCGGATTTATTATTTATTATTTTTTCTAATACTGAGGCGCATATTATTGGATTTTTCTCACATGGTGATTGGTGTGAGGTAGATATCATTGAAACTATTCATAATAATTGGCCTAATCTTCTTATTAGCTTTAAAAGTGAATCAACTTGCGAGCCATTAACACAAGAGCAATATAAAATATTAAGAAAAAAGAACGCTAATACAACTGTAAAAGTTCAGGACGGGACAGAATATCACGCCCCCGGTTTTGGTGTTGTAGCTAATGGTTCACCCATTGAAGCTATTACAAATGTTCAGAGGATCTTAATTACCTTTGAGAATGCATTTCTCGAAATTTCTATGAATATTGATCAAATTTTAGAAGCAGATCCTCAGAAAAGAACAACTGAAATAGCCACTATAGGCTTAGAAATGGATGATGTTAATCAAAGGTTTGTTTATAAAATTAAAGAAACAGGACATAGATTTACTTTAAATTATGAATAAAAAACATGCTTTAAGCATTTTTAAGTTAAACCCACCAATCGGTGGGTTTTTTATTGAGCGCAATTTATGAAATTACTCTACCAACTTAAAATCGGGGACTTTGCACCAAGTGAATCATCACGCTCATTTACCAAAGAAGGGTATTTGAAATGTGTCAATGTTCGCTTGGCCAAAGCACCTCAGGTACGTCAGTACTACGCCTATGAATTCCCATCATTAGAGGGATTCACGGCAGATCAGAATATCAATGTCTACACACCTGCAGATGAACTTTTTAAGCCTGAATCAGTTGCGAGTTTTAATGGTGTGGATGCTACTGACTATCACCCACCTAAGAACGAGATTAACGCCTCAAACTGGAAAGATTACCACATTGGCTATTGTGAGAACGTGCGCCAAGAGGGTGATTATCTAGTAGGTGATCTTCTAATCAAGGATAAAGTCAGTATTGATCTGATCCAAAGTAATGAGCGCATTGAAATGTCGCTCGGTTATGCGGCACTTCTTGTTTTAGAAAATGGTACCGCACCTGACGGTACGCCGTACCAAGCAAAGTTTATTAATTTTAAAGGTGATCACATAGCTCTCGTTAAATACGGTCGCTGTGGTGGTGATTGCCGTATCGGTGACCAAAATCCAAGCCCAAAGGGGAAAACAATGGAAGTAGAAGTAAATGGTATCCGCTTCGATATTGGTGATAACAAGCCTTTAGCAGATGCTTTAAACATTCAAAAACAACAGTTGGAAAATTTAAAAGCCGCCAAATTGAAAGTGGGCGACAAGCAATTTTCTATAGGTGATGAATTGCCAACTGTGCAAGCGGTAGTTGATCAATTACACACAGAGAAAGCAACGCTTGAGCAGAAAGTCGGTGATTTAGAAAAAAATCAGATGACACCTGAAAAGTTGGAACAAGCTGCAGCTGAACGTGCAACTGTTATTGCTGATGCTAAAGCATTATTACCAACGGTTAAAACGGAAGGTTGTACGTGTGAGCAAATTAAACGTGATGTGATTGCGTCAAAAACAGGGGACAGCCTGGTGACTGCAGTATTAGGTGGTGTTGCTGTGGGTGATGCAAAACCTGATCAGGTTGATATTGTTTTTCGTGCATTGTCAGCGGTCAAAGGTGTTACTCCAGCAAACTTTGTCAATGATGCGCTGAATATTCAACAACAACAAAACATTGGTGATGGCAAGCCTAATGAACAAAAGCCAAGTACAAAAAAAGATGCTTGGAAAGAGAAATTTTAAGGAGTAATTAGCATGTCATTAACACCTCAAGCAATTCCTGGTATGCGTGCACGTTTGCATATGCCTGAAGAAATCCTATCTTTGCCTGTTTCAGGTGATGAAGTTTTAAGTGATGGTGATGTTGTTGTGCAAACATCAGATGGAAAAACAGTTAAATCTGTAACTGATGCATCCAATACAAAATTTGGAGTCGTCGTTTTCCAGCACATTGGAAAATCGGGCAAAAATTCTAAAGGTAAAGAAGCTTATCAAAAACTTGATTGTGCACCGATCATGCAAATTGGATCTATATGGGTAAAACCTACAGCACCTGTGACCAACATCAATGCAAAGGTATATGTTCGCACCTCAAATCCAACAGCTGTAGCGCCGTTGGGCTCTTTATCTTCTGAAGCTACAGATTCAACTGAATTACCAAATTCAGTATGGGAGACCATCACTGGTTCTGATGGTCTAGCAATTCTTCGTTTACGTGGAGCGTAATACATGTCTAAAGAATTAGAACAAATGAAGCTTCGTTTATCTGCAGTAGCACATAGTGTTAAAGCTGCAGTGGGTGATGCATTCAATTTAGATACATTTGCCAAATTACTGATCAAACTTGAATCAGTAGATGAAATGTCTCCTCAATTAGCAGAAGCACAGGCCTATGCTAAATACTTACCAATTGAAGGTTTAGCTGGTGCGGTGGTTGGTTCAGCCAGTGTTTTGCAACGTAAACGTGGTGCTGGCCGTGGTAAACGTCACTCTGGTTTAGGTAATGATGTGCCTTTGGCTGAGGTAATGTATGACGAAGTAAAACTCACCGTACAAGTTGGTGTGATTGGATATGAAACTTCAATCTTTGAAACTGCCGCTGCTCTAAAAGCTGGAATTGCTTTAGCAACCGACAAAATCACTGCAACACGTCTAGCTTTTGAAAATCACATGAGTGATGTGGCGTGGTTTGGTGAGGCTGAAACAGGTCTGAATGGCTTTTATAATCAAACTGGTGTGGAAGTATTGGCATCAACTGTTGATTATACAACTGCAACCATTGAAGTAGTTTTGGCAGATATTAATAAAGCCATTAAAGGTGCAAATAATGCATCTAAGTTTGATGGTAGTGTTCAGCCAGATACATTTGTAATGCCTGAAAATAAATTTACCATTTTGGCCAGCCGTATTGTTCCTGATTCAGCGGGTAAAACCTTCCTTGAATACATCAAGGAAAAGAACACCTTTGCGATGCAAAATAAAATACTTAATTTTGCTTCAGAAAGTTATTTGGAAGGTAAAGGTGTTGGAGGAACAGATCGAAGCATTATTTATCGCCGTGATCCAAACTGCATAACTTTCCGTTGTAATGATTTGGAGTTCTTAGCAGCACAACCAATCAATTATGTGATGCGTACACCTGGGCATTATATGTATGAAGGTGTTTATCTAAAACGTGTCGACTCTCTTCGTTACTATGATGTTGAATAAGGAAAAATAACAATGCCAAAATTGACATACAGCGGCTTACAAGCCGCTTTTTCTTTTGATGGGATTCAAGTTGGTAAAGATCAGACCATTGAAATTACAGCAACAGATTTAAAAAAAATCTCATCGGGTAAAGTTTTTAAAACTTTACTTGAATCTGGTGATGTTTCAATTACAGAAGATTCCAAGACTAAATCAACTGGTAGCAAAGCAAAAGATGATGGCAAGGGGGAAGATGTAGTATTAGTCGCTATTAAAGCTGATCTTACCAAGCTGGGTATCACATTTGCGGATGATGAAACTCTTGAGCAACTTCAGGCGAAGTTAAGCCAAGCAAAGGAATAAGTGGGAGCTATGGACCTACAAGCGTTTAGAGAAAGATTTAAATCAGATTCTCAACTTTACAACTCAAATGATTCAGAAATTCAAGATGCTTTGGAAGAAGCTGAACTTGTTGTTTCAGTTATTGAGTTTGGGAAATTGAAGGAACGTGCTGTAGGTCTATATGCAGCACATATTCTTAAAGTTCAAAAATCCAATCCAAATGGTACAGCCATTTCCAATGCTTCGAGTATGTCGATCGCTGGTCAGAGTGTAAGTTACGCTCGATCCTCAAAAGAAACATTCTATGATCAAAGCATTTATGGCCAACGCTATTTGGCATTAAAAATTTCAATCCCAATTGATGATAAAGGCACAAACCCTAATAGTTTGGGTGTTGGGGCATTTGTCATTTAGGAGTAAGTAATGTTGTTTAAGTATCTAGCACCTGATTCTTACAAACCCACATGTATAGTGATTTCAGGTCAATCCTATACATTAAAAAATGGAGTGGTTGAGGCAAAAGAAGATATTTATTTTGCCCTACAACCTTTGGGCTTTACACGCTATGTAGATGAGCCCAAAAAATCAGTAACAGTAGCAACGACTAAAAGCTAGGTGATTCATGGTTGATTCTGTCGATGTTCATATTCAACTGAACGAAGAAAATAACCGGGTGAAAGTTGAAGTACGCAGAACGATTACAGCATTAACCTTAAAACTTCAGCGAATGGTTCAAGAAGATATGTTGAGCGGACAAAGGTTGAATGTTCAATCAGGGCGCTTACGTGGTTCGCTTGCTTCAAAGGTTGAAGAAACCGGCGGTGTGATTGAAGGAGTTGTTTCCGCTGGTGGGGCTCATGTTAAATATGCTTTTATCCATGAATTTGGATTATCTGCTGCCATAAGTATTAAAGAGCATTTAAGACATATCAAGCAAGCATTTGGCAGACCAATCACCCCAAGAGATGTACTGGTTAAGGCGCATAGTCGTGTTGTGAATTTTAAAGAAAGACGGTTTATGCGGGATTCTTTAGATGAGATTGCTAAGATTGTGCCTAAAAATATAGATAAAGCGATTGAACGAGGTCTGAATGGATAGTGAAAGTATTTACCAAGCTTTGTTTAATCGGCTTTCAAACATACAAGGGATAGTTGCAGTCAGTCGGCGTTTAAAGCATTTCAACAATGTTCATAATGATCAACGGCCAGCATTATTCGTCACGCAAGGGAATCAAGCTGAAAATCCCGTCAAAGGATTAAACGCTAAGATTATCCTTAGTGCTGACTTATATTTATATGTTTATGAAGCAGATCCAGTTAAAGCGATATCAACACAAATAAATACCTATGTGGACTCTATTCGTAATGCGATTAAACCTGAGTTTCCAGAAATATGTGAATTCCAAACATTAGATGGTTTGGTGGAGCATTGCTGGATCGATGGAACAATCGAAATTTATGAAGGTGTTGATGGAATGCTGGATGGGCAAGGTATAGCCATCATCCCAATTCAAATTTTAACAACCAACTAAACTTTCCACCCTAATTTATAACCGCCTAATTGGCGGTTTTGTCATTTTTGAGAGGTCAAAATCAATGGCTCAATATTTATTTGGTGCAGGCAAAATCGTTGCTACACCGATCCAAGATGTTTACGGTAAACCAATCAGCAATCCTACTCCTGTTGAAGTGGGTGTAATGCAAAGTACGTCAGTCGATATTTCATATGATTTAAAAGAATTATTTGGACGTGGCCAATTTGCTGTAGATGCTGCACGCGGTAAAGGTTCAATTAAGTGTAAAGCTACAATTGGTCGAATTAATGGTGCTTTACTTAATTCCATTTTCTTTGGTGGTGTTGTGGCAGATGGTGGTATTGAAGTTATCACTCAAACTATCAATGGTGAAAAAATTGCCACTGGTGGAGTTGTTACGCCTGTTGTGCCTAATTCTGGAACCTTTGTTAAAGACATGGGTGTGACAGATGGTAAAGCGATTCCACTAACACGCGTTGAATCTGCGCCAGTTGTAGGTCAATACAGTGTAGATGAAGTGACTGGTGCATATACATTTGCAACCGCTGATGTGGGTAAAGTTGTATTTATTAGCTTTAAATATTCCGCAACAGTGGCAGGTGCAAAGTCAGGTTTAGTCAATAACCTTGATATGGGTTACACACCTGAATTTTCAGTGAACCTACAGCGTGAATATAAAGGTAAGTTCATGGGTATGGAATTTTTCCGCTGTACCAGTAACAAACTTGGGTTTAGCTCTAAACAGGATGATTACGATCTTCCTGAATTTGAATTTCAGCCGATGGCTGATGATTTAAACCGCGTTTTCTCTTGGAATACTTCGGAGTAATAATCAATGCAATTTAAAGAAATTGAAAATCCACGCGGTACTACAATCAAGATTGATGCCCAAGCATTTGTATTTGCGCCGTTGTCACTTGGTGCAGTTGAAAAGCTTTTACCTGCATTGCAAGGCTTTCAGCCAAATGATGTTGGTACAGTGATTGATGTCGCGCATAAATCATTGAAGCGTAATTATCCGGAAATCAGTCGTGATGATGTTGCAGATATGATTTACATGGATCAGCTGGAAGAGGTGATGGGTGCTGTTATGGCAGTATCAGGACTAAAAAATAATAAAGCTGATGCAGGTGAATCGGGGGAATAGACTGGGAGGAACTTTATACTCATTTAATGATGACGACTGGTAAGGATTATGACTATATCCGTGATCAAATGGATTTACCCAGAATCAGCGCATTAAATGAGTATCAAACAAAGTTTCCTCCCGCAGATGTTGGCATTCAGCGACTTTGTCGAATTTTAGAAGCATTTATGGGGATTGAAGATAATTCACAGCCTCAAGATAATGATGAAGATGATTTAGAAGAAATGTTGAGTGCATTTCCGCAAGGGTGACTTCGGTTGCCCAGTATTTACATTTAAAATTAAATTTAAACCTGTTGAAACAGTAGTTTTTTTTATAAAAGACTAGTATCTTGTCCAAAAAAATGGGGCGTAATTAAATGAATCCAACAAAATTTTGTTTTGCTTGTGGACAAACAATAGACTCAAGAGCTGAGATATGCCCAAAGTGTGGGGTTCGTCAAAGTGGTGTGGCTGTTAATGGTAAAAAAAGCAGAATTGCTGCTGCATTGCTTGCATTTTTCCTAGGTGGGTTTGGTGTACATAAATTCTATTTAGGTCGTATTGGACAAGGCTTTCTTTATTTAATATTTTGCTGGACTTTCATCCCAGCCTTCATCGCTTTTATTGAGTTCATAATTTACTTATGCACTTCTGATGAGGCTTTTGCAGCTAAATATGGTTAATGAATTTTTTTAACAAAAAACCCAGCATTTGCTGGGTTTTTTAATGCCTAAGGAAATGTTATGGCCAATGAAGTTGAAGTAAAAATCACAGCCTCTACGGATGCACTTTCCGATGGTATGAATGAGGCAACTAACAAAGTTCAATCTGCTGCAGCTGATATTAACCGTATTGCAGATACGATTAAGAATGCATTTGATGGTGTACGTGATTCACTTAAAAATATTGATGTTAGCTTAAATATTGATATGAGCGATGTTCAACAAAAATTGAGCAATGCAGCCAATACCATTAAATCACGTATTAATAGCATTGTTGATGAAGCTTCAATCAAATTAAAAATTGATACAACAGCATTGGACTCCGAAATTGGCCATGCAGAAAACTTGATCAGATCTCGTTTGTCTTCACTTCCTATTCAAAATGTTAGATTAGACATTGATATTCATGAGATTCAACGCCGTTTGAATCAAATCAATAATCAACAGATTAAAGTCAAATTAGGCATCGATCTAAGCCAATTACGCTCAGAGTTACAACAAGCAAAGCAAACTGTATCAACAACATTACAATCTGTATTTTCTAATGCAATTCGAATTACAGTTAATTTGCCTTTATTGTCAGCACAGCTAAATCAAGCCCGCACTATGATTCAAAGTGCAATTAGCCGTCTACAACACACCAATATCAACTTGAATACAGTTATTAATGTTGATGCCACAAGTACGATGTTGCGCGGATCCTTGG